AGCGTAGCTGCTCCTGCTCCTGGATTAGGAGAACAAGCTAAACAAATGGCGGCAAACGCTGCTATGGAAGGAGCTAGTGAAACTTTTATAGATCCATTAATGTCTGGAGCTATGGCAAAAGGTAAGTCAATGGCGATGTCTGGTTTATCTAAACTTGGACTTGGTGCTGGTTCTAGTGCTGCTACTGGTGGTGCATTAGGTGGAGCTTCTCCATTAGCTAGTGGTTTAGCAGGTGGAACTGCTGGAGCTGGTGCTATGGGTGGAGCTATGACAGCGTTAGGTACTGCTGTTCCTTATGTTGGATTAGGCTTATTAGCTGGTAAAGCTTTTGGATTATTTAATCAAGGTGGATTTGTAAATGGTCCACTATCTAAAGTAAGATATAAAAGATCAGGTGGCGAAGTCACAGAAGAAATAGAACTTTCAATGGGGCCTTTATCTAAAGGAGTTTAATATGAAGCTTAAAAAATTCACTAAAAAAGATCGTTATGGCAATATGACATCATTTGAATTTGATGTTGCAGATGGACAAATGGAAGTTCCTCCTATGCTTGCAATGATTCCTGAATACGATCATCCTGGAGAACCTAAAGGTACTGATACTGTACCAGCATGGTTGACCCCTGGTGAATTCGTAGTCAATAAAGAAGCTACTGATATGTATGGTCCAATCATAGAAAAAATGAATGATCATGGAAGAAAAATTCAAGACATGAAACCTGAATACGCTAATGAAGGAAAAAAGATAGAAAATAAAAAAGCAATATATAGCTATTTAAAAGAAAATCATTTTCCTAATAATGATAAAGCTATTGCTGGTATTTTAGGACAAATAGATCATGAAACTGGCGGAACTTTTAATTGGAAAGAAAAAGAGAAAGGCGGTTTTGGTGGTCACGGTTTATTTATGTTTACTAAAGGTAGTAAAGATAATCCAAGACAATACGAATCTTTTCAAAAATATTTAAATGATAATAATAGATCAGATTCTATGGAAGCTCAATTAGATTATTTTGTAGATAGTATTAGAACACCAGGAGCAGTTCCGAATCCAGATGGATCAGGATATTATATTGGTGCGGGTAATGCGGCTGTATTAAATGAAATGTTAGCTGATCCTAATATTCCATTAACTGCAGAACAAGAAGTTAAAATGAATCCAGAAAAATTTAACTTTGATTCTCCAGGTCCAGTTCCTGCTCCACGTAATAATTTAAGTACACAATTAATGGCAAGACAAATAAATCCTGGTGATACACAATCTATTGCAAGTAGATCAGAAGATACAATGAAAGCTATGAATGAAATAGAGTCTGGTATGTATAATGATCCGTCTCTTTTTTCCAGAGTTTTTGGTGGCTTTCTTAGCGGCAGTAATCAGCAAAAAGATGATTCTATTTCTAATGTAAATGAACAAAACACTAAAAATCCTTATAAATCTTCTTTTGTAGTTGCTAAAAATAGAGGTGGTGAAATTCCACGGTACTTAGCACCTGGAGATAAGGTTGACGAAGAAGATAATATGTATAGCGCTAATCAACTTGATGAGGTATATCCAGGAATAGGTAAAGCTTTTCATCCTGATCCTACGATTAATAAAGCACTTCAAGAAGCAACAGCTGCAGTTAAAAAAGATACAACTGATAGAGAAAACTTAGGTAATGTTGCGTCAGGAGTTTCTATTGATTCACCAGTTCCTCCAGTTCCTTCAGTAAATATTGAAGAGAAAAAGAAAGCTGCAAAAGATTTAATGGCAAAAGTTGGTTTAGGAGATAATAAAGTTATTACACCTTCAGGTTCTTTATTTTCAGATTTTGCAGCTATGCCTGAAAGCTCTGCTGGTATAACTAGCTTTGAAGATTTAAAAGCAGATAAAGCTGCTAATGCTGCTGTTGCAGAAAATAATTTAAATAATGCAATTGAAACAGGTAATGAAGCATTAATCGAAAGCGCAGCTACTCAAGTTGAAGATGCTGGTAAAGGAGCTGCTGTTGTTAATATTACAGAAGCTACAAACGTTACTAATAATGCAGAACAGAAAAGTAAACAAGCTGTTGATAATGTAAATACACTAAAAGAAAAATTAGATATTGCCGAAAAGAAGAAAAATGACGCAATAACTTCTGGTAAAAGTGAAACAGTGGTTAATGCATATGAACAAGTAGTAGCTAATACAAAAGCAGAATTAGATGCTGCAGAAAATAATGTTATTACAACACAAAATAATTTAAAGGCAGCTCAAGAAAATGAAAATAATGTAATAGATTCAAGTGGACTATCTGCATCTGAAATAGCATTTGAAGATGGTGCTGATGATACAAGTACTACAACTAAAAGTAAAGAAGTTAAAATTTCAGATACATTAAATGCTTTAATCGATCAAAATAAAAATGCTGAAGGTCCTAGTTCTGATCAGCCTGGAAACAATGCTAATGACGCAGATGTTAAAAAGGCTGGTGAAGAAGAAGGTAATAAGAAAGATGAAGATGGTAAAACTTTAAAAGATAAAACTAAAAGCTTTTTAGGTAATTTATTTGGTAGCTTGTTTGATAGTCAAGAATTAGGCCGTATGGCTGTAATGTATCTTGGTTCTAGAGCTATGGGTTATTCTCATGAAGGATCGTTAGCTTTTGCTGGTAAAAACTATATTAATAGAGTAGATGCTAAAGTAGCTGCTGCAGAAAAGTTTGCTAGAGATAATGTAGGTAAATTTAAACTTAAATCTTTAGAGTTATATAAGAAAACTAGAAAATTAACAGACTTAGAGCCTATTGGAGCTCCAGTAGAAAGACAAGGTAGTTATAAAACTTTCTATGGTAAATCAAAAACTGGAGAAAATATAAAAATACAAGCTGAAAAAGTAAAAATTGGTGATAGTTTTTATTGGCATGATTCAAAAGGTAATATTGTTGATGGTACTGTATTTAAAGAAAATGCTTATGATGTTAAAGGTACTAAAGAATATGATGATAGAATTCGTACAACAACAAAACAATTATCAGAAATTATAAAAGAAAATAGGCTAAAAATAAGTAAAGAAGGTAAACCATTAAAATATGCAACTGATATTAGTCCAATGGAAGGTGGTGGACAAGCTGCTGAATGGGCTGTTAAAAATGGAGTTTCACCGGAAAAAGTATACTCATTAGTTGCAATGGCAATGGAAGATGCTAATCAAATGGCCATGCAAACTGGTGAAAGAATACAAAGTATTGAACCTTTCTTAAATTCATTAGTTATTAGAGAACAAACATCAATGCCTGATTTATTTGTATCTCATATTGATAATGAAGGTAAAGACAATGAGCAAAAAATTCCAGTTAGTACTGAATCTTTTCAAACTTTGAATGATGATATATATTATGTTATGCAAAAAATTGGCGGTAAAGGAAGTCAATTTAATTTAACTAATCAATATTATACTCAAGCTGCCACAGATTGGATGGCATTAGATGAAGACACTAAGAAAAGTTGGAATGGTAAAGCTAGAAAAGGTATTGAAAATGGCTTTATGCTATGGGTACAAAATGATTTAGCAACATTTTTAGCTAAACAATAGGAGAATATTATGAGTTCAATTCAAAAATTAGCTGATGCAGGTAGTAATGAACTATCTGAAGGAGTTAGTTTTATTGATGCTGATACTATTAAAGACGATAATACTGATACTAAATATCGACTTGCTGGTGTAGACGCACCAGAAATAGCTAAAGTATTTGGACCTGATAAGATAAAACCTGGTACAGTAGGTGGCGCAGCTGCTACAACAGCTATACAAAACTTAGCTAAACAAGAAGGTTTTACAAACGTAGTTCCAACTGGAAAGTTTGATCCATTAGGTAGAGAAATTGCTGATCTACAAGATGGAGAAGGTAGAAGTTGGGAAAGAGAACTTATTAGAACTGGTGTATTAGATCCTACTAGATATACTTCTGCTGAAGCAGTTAGAGCTAAAGAAGTTGCTGATGTATTTGGAACTGGTAAAGTTACTGATAATTGGAGTTTAGCTAGTAAAGCAATTAAAAATGCTATTGTAGATGAGACTAAATATCAAACGCAGTTTAAACAAAGAGCATTAAACGAGGCGCAATTAGCCTATGGCGGTGGTCTTTTTGCAGACTCTAGTGTAGCATTTAGAGATCCAGATAGAGACCTAGATAATAAAGCTACTTCTCCTTTTTCTACTGCTTGGGATGTAGCTCTACAAGGAGCCACTGAAGGAATGTATGGTGCTCTTGAATTAGGTGGTCATACAACTGGCTTTAATTGGTTAGAAAATATAGGTGAAAATGGAATAGCTAGAGCTAGAGCTAATCTTGCAGATAATCCTGAAATTGTTACATCATACAAAGATATAAATGGATTTTGGGGTAAAGAAGGAGCGTTACAATATATTGCTAATAACGCAGTTATTTCACTTCCATATATGGCTACATCTATTGGTGGTGCTCTTGCTGCTCCAATAACAGGTGGTTTGAGTCTTGCTGCTCCAGCTGGTCTTTATGCTGGTACTGTTTGGAACGATCAAGAAGGAGATAACAAAAATGCATTTTTAGCTATCACTACTGGTATCTCTCAAGCTGTACTAGATAGAGTTGGTTTGTCATTTTTAGCAAAAGGAACACTTTTAACTGAAGCTGGAAGAATGACCGCTGCGCGTAAATTAGCTACCAGAGATAGTATATCAATAGAACAAGCGAAAGACGTGCTCCTCCGTGCCTCAAGGGCTGAGACGGCTGCACTCGCTGATGACGCTGCACGCTTTGCTAAAGATCAATTAACAAAACGAAACGTTGCTCGTGCTTCGCTACAAAAAACTGCTATTGCAATGGGTGGTGAAGGCTTAACAGAAACTTTACAAGAAGCTATTGGATATACAGCTGCTCATGCTGCTCAAGGTTTTAGAGACTGGGATGCAGGAGAATTTAATGATAGAATTATAGAAGCTGCTATTGCTGGTAGTACTTTAGGTGGAGCATTCTCTGTACCAGGAACTATATATGATTATGGAGCTTGGGCTGATGTTGCTTATCGTAAAGCTCCAGACGATGCAAGACAACGATCTTGGGCTGGTAATAAAGCTAAGTTAGATGTTAATCAAAGAGGTGCTCAATATAACGTTCAAGAAGAGAATATAAAAATTAAAGAAAATATTGAGAATGGAACTATCAATACAGAATTTAATGAAGACATAAATCAAAGAAGAGAACGTGAAGCAAAAAGACGTCTTGATAGAGACATTATGAAAACTGGTAGAGAGCTTTGGAGAGCTGTACCAGGTTTATGGCGTGGATTAACAAGACAAGCTTTTGGTAATATGGGTCAAGCTGATAGATTACAAGAAGATTCAAAAGAAGCTAGAATACTGGCAGAAAGTTTAGGTGGTAACTTACAACGGTCTACTAGTGGAGCTACTTATGAAAATAGAAAGCATCACTTAATATCTGAAATAAGAGGTAAATTAGGTGAAGTATCTAAAATACTTGCTAAGTTTGGACGTAATGATAAAAGAAAATCGAGAGTTGAGTTTAGTGAAAAGTATTATGAAGCATATCAAAAAGCATTAGCAAAAGCTCAAAGAGAAAACAGAGAAATAGATTTTGATACTGATTTAGAAGGCGAGTTATTACAATATAAAGATGAATTTATTGCATTCAAACATTTATTAGATGAAGTTGGAAATGATTTATGGCAAATGCAAGCTGTTCATACTGTAGATGAGTTTGGAAATCCTACATTAGGTGTAGTAAAAGATTATCTTTCTAAATATAAATCATTTAATAAAGAAGCTATTGAAAGTAATAGAGCTAGTTTTGAAAGTAAACTAGTATCTGTATATAACATGACACCCGATATGGCAAAAGAATTAACTGACAATATATTAAGAACTGATGGTGCAGTTAATTTAGAAGATGTTGGTTTCTCTATTACATCACGAGCTAAGTTTACTCCAGGTGCGCATAAAAGAAGAACATTAGGTTTATCTGAAAAAGCTGAGTTCAAAGAGTTTATGGAGAATGATTTATTTACTAACGTATCTAATGCTGCTAAATCAGCTGTACGATTTACTGCAATTGAAGAATATGTTGGAACTAATAATGAAAAAATAAATTATAGACTAGATAAGATACAACAAGAACTTATTGATTCAGGTAACTATACTGAAGATCAAGCTAGAGAAAGAGTAGATAGATTAGCTTATGAATTAAAAGATTATTTTGACGCAGAATCAGGTAACTATAATAGAATAGAAAGTCCGATATTAAACTGGGCTCAAAAGAATTTATTATTTGTAACTACTATTACTGGTTTACCATTAGCTACAATTTCTAATTTTGTTGAATTTGCATTATTAACTAAAAGTTTAACATGGAATCAGATCTTTGGTAAAGGCGGAATAAATGATATTGGTAGAGCGTTTGTTACTGAGTTAGCATCTATAGCTGAAAGAGGAGCAGGAGCTGTAACTGGTAGACCAACACCAACTAGAAGAGATAAAGGTGGTCATGCTGTAGCTAGAGAACTAGGTTTCTTTGATTGGGAAGTTGGTGCAGCGCATACAACAGGTGTTAGTGAAGCTGGTCATCTTAGACAAAAACTTTTAGATACATATTTTAAAGTTATATTACTACAACAATGGACTAATGCCGCACGTGCTGGAAGAGCTGCACTTGCTGGTGATTATATAGTTGATAAAGTTTCAATTGTCTCAGCTGCACTAGAAAGTAACGAGTGGACTAACGAAGCTGTTGAAGCAGAAGAAGCTTTAAGAAATTTAGGTATAGATCCAAGATTTATGGCTGAATATACAGTTAATTTTAAAGATGCTGAAGGAAATACAAGAGCTCCAACAGCAGAAGAAACTAAAAAGTTTGATGACTTTATGAGAGATGGCGCATTTAACTTTGTTAATGAAGCTGTAGCTTTACCACAATCTGCTAACAGACCTAAGATATTTCAAGATCCAAGGTTTGCGTTGTTTACTCAGTTTCAAGGTTTTATAGCTACATTTACAGCAAATCATATACCAAAGATGTGGGGAGAAATGATTGTAAGAGGAACTCCTGCAATGAAGTATAATATATTTGCTACATTGTCAACTATGATTCTATTAGGATTTGTATCACAACATTTAAAAGATTTATTGAAATATGGTAAGACAACTCCGTACTTTGAAGGTATGGAATACATTAGACGTGGCGTAGGAGCTAGTGGTTTATTAGGAACTGGAGAAAGAGTAATAGACTTTTTCTTTCCAATGTATCAAGAAAGATATAAAACAACTTTCGGTTGGGCGTTTGGAACAATTTCTGGTGAGTCAGCTGCTATATCAAAAGGTTTGAGAATCGGTGGTTTAGGAGCTGATGTAGTTACCGGTGATAAAGGTATTGGAGAAGCTGTAGTTAGAATATCTCCATTAACACAAGCTGCTGCGCAAGTTACTAAAGACTTACCAACATTTTCTTTTGGAGAAAAATAATGGCACTTAATATAAATGCAAATGCTGCTCAAAAGGCAGAACAAGAAAAGATAAAAGCAGCTGCTGAAAGAAAAGCTTCTTTACAGCCTAAGACTGTTGTTGAAAAAATGCAAGAGCAAGGGCCTGCTACATTAACAGCTACACCAGCTATGGTTGAAGCTGCTCAACAAACACCTATAAAAATGGTTGGTAGAACAGAGTCTAACGTTACACCATTACCTAGTAATAGGTCTGGAGCTCCTGTTGATATACAAAAACAAGTAGAAGAGTCTGCTTTAAAATCTCCTAATTTATTAGCACAAGCTGCAGTAGAAAAAGAAGAGCAAAGAATAAAACCTATTGTAGAGATTATGCCTGAAGCTGCAAGCTTTGGTGATATAGCTAATGATGGATTTGGAGCTGCAATTAAACGTGCTGATAAGTTTAATAATTTATTTCAAGATAAAGGTGGAGTTGGTGGAGCTTATTTAAGTGAGCCTGAAACTATAACATCTTTACGTGGAGAAGAAACAGGAAATCCGTTATCTACAAAAGCGTTATTTGATGAAAATGGATTTAATGCAGGATCTATTACTGTAAACGATAGAGGACAATCAATTACTCAAGTTGATCCATTATTTAGTAGAGTTATGGGTATTGTTACTGAACGATTTATTGGTATGAATCAAGTTCCTACTTTAATGAATGAGCAAGAACAAACTTCTTTTCAAACATTAGATGAAGAAACAAAAGAAGAGTCTTTAGCTGATGAAGATGGATCTTTAAGAAGAGGTATTGGTAACTCACAATTAGGTAGAGAAATATTTAGAGAATGGAAAAGAACTCAAAATCAAATAGCTGGTAGACCAACAGATGATTATAACGAAAATGCTATAGATAACGATTTATTTGAAACTATTGGTACGTTAGCTAAAGAAATGTATCATACTGCAAATCCTGAATTATATACTAGAAATACTAGTGAAGATGGTCAAACAGTTATTTTTCAAGTAACACCAATAGGACAAGCAGCAATTGAAGCAGGTATTAAATCTGCTCCTGATTCTTTTACTAATAAAGAAATACCACCTTCATCTGCTCCTAGACCAGTGTTAGAAGCTATTGAATCTGAAGGTGAAAGAGCTAGATTTAGGAAAAAGCAAACAACTGCTGTTATTACTAAACCTGAAAGACTAATTGAAGAAGCTAGAAACAATATGAATTCTATAGCTCATGGTGTAGATCCAACAAGAAGAAAATTAGTATTTCAATTAGCAATACAAGCCTTAAAATCAATTGAAGAAGGTAAGCCATTACCTAAATTAGGAAATCTTTTTAAAATTGGTCCATTACAATTACAATCATTTATTGGAGAACAAAAAAGAAAACGGTTACAAGGTGACGAAGAATACGATGCAAGAGCAGAAATGCAAAAATCTATTTTAAGATTATTAGAACACTTAAATACTACTGCACGTTATAGTGATAGAGCTAATCATTTAGATTTTGTTGTACAAAGATTACAAACAAGAATGCATGTTGCTCAAAATAGATTTAATCCACAAGGTATTCCATTATTAAGGTTTGTTACTGGTGGTTTAAAACCTTCACAAGTAGTTCCAAATTCTAATAGTACTGTTGATAGAGCGTTTAAAGAACTATATGCTGTATTATTTTTAGGTGGTAAAAGATTATTACCTGAAGAAAGAATAAAAATATTTAACGATGAATGGGCGCTTCCTAATCATGGTAAATTAGGTGCAATTGTCGAGGCCGGTAAGCAAATAAAAGGTTCTATGATTACAAGTGAAGCTGACTTAAAGCTTACTGCACTAATGAAAAATATAACATTAGAAGGTAAAAATGTTGTTATACCTCCTGAAGCAGCTAATGTACCACCATTACAAATGCCTGAAGGATTTTTAAATGATGCATTAGAAGAAGGTATGGATGGCTTACATCTAATTGAAGCTGCACATGAGTTAGTAGCTTATAATGAAGGTAAACCTTTTTATAGTAATCTTAATGTAGAAGTAGATGGTATAACTCATGGTCCAGGTACTAATTTATTACAATTAGGTTCTTATGAAAAAGCTCCATATAGACTAGGAGTTTTAAGAAATGAAAATGCTACAAGTAATTTAGATACATTTACTGTAAAAGAATTATATCAAGGAAGTGAAGTTGAAGAAGAGCAAATTGCTGGTGATATTAGAGATGGTATGAGATTCTTTATGGAAAAGAATGTTCAAGCATATGCAGAAGATTTTGCTGGAGATCCAGTTCTTACATCAGCATTAACAAGTATTTTAAAATTAGCAGTACAAGATAGAGATAATTATCTTAAAAAACCGCCTATGACGTTAGCTTATGGTAGACTACTTAAAAACTTAAATGAAGAAGTTACTGATGCTGTATATAGTGGTCCTAAAGGTAGAGAAATAAGAGATATTATTGAAAGTCCTGAAGTAAAAGAAAGATTAAAAAAGAAAGTTTATGGTACCGAAAGTGAAACAGACGTTGTAGTTAATTTCTTACATAATATTTTAGCTGATGCTATCGATGCTGAACTTGATCCTGCAGTCGTCCAAGTCGGGCAACTTTTAAGAGCTAATGCAATGGTAAGTTCATTAACAAATGAAATAATTACTATTAAGAATGCTCTTGGATTTAATGTATATATTGGTGCTAGACAATCAGAAATGACTGATAAGAAGGGACATATAACTATAGAACTACCTGGTGGTAGAAAAGCTGGTGGAGTTCCTATTTATATATCTAAACCTGCTGGTTCTGCTATGCGTGATGGTACTCCAGGTGGGTGGTCAAGAGGAAGAATAATTCCTGCTGTAATACAAGGTATTGATGGAGCATGGATGAATCGAATGTTTACTGGAAGCTCGTGGAAAGATTTAAATAATACTTATATGTTACCTATCATGGATGCTGTTAAGACAAACTTGGCGGGACTTGAGAAAGTAAGAAACCATGCAAATAATAATTGGTGGAGTATTATGAAAAGCTACAATTATGTAGATGAAATAACTCAATGGACTCCGAAAGCTATAAATACTTTTAGAGATAACGTTAAAAACTTAGACGTTAAAGAAGTAGAAATAGGATATGATACTCCATACAGAATGTTTTATTGGTTACTCACTCCAAAAGATGTTAAAGGTAAGCCATTTCCTAATTTAGTAAGTTCTATTTATGATACTATGGATTATCCTCCACGTGCAGCTAAAATGCCTGTTAAAATGTATGAAGCAAAAAAGAAAAAAGCTGCAGAAAGAATTGCTAAATCTATTGTTCCTAAACTTTGGGGTAAAGATACTCATGTCGATAGATTAAGTCCTAAAGCTTTACTATTTTTATTTGATCATTTAATAAGTAATAAAGCTATGAATGTTATAAATCGAAACAATAAAACTAGAGCTGAAGTAAGATCTAATCGTAATAAATTATTACAAATGACTGAAGGCACTAGAGTATTACAAATTGATGTAGGTTAATATGATATTTTTATTTCAACAATTACTATTTCTAATAGGCAATGAAAATAAAATGCTATTAGATAAATTACGTGACAAAAGTAAACATAGATTATATTCAACTAAGTTTGAAGATCTATGTAAATAAAAAAAAAAAGGGGTACCAAAGCATTACGCTAAGGTACCCCTTATTTTATCGAATTATATTCCCTTCTATATCTCTTTCCCAAGAATTATAATCTCTTATTTTTATTTTTAGTTTTCTTATTAATGTTTGTGGTAGTATTATTTCACTACCATCTTTCATGATTAAACCATACTTATGAACTCCTTTTACTTTACTATAATCTAATCTTATTGTTCCTTCATCGTCTATAATAAACACCTCTCCTCCTAGCTAAAGAAATAATTACTATTAGCTATATCTTTTATATTTAAATTTCCTAATTTGTAATCATACTTAAACTTTTCAGGGTTTTCTAATAACATATGACGGATTTCTTCGTAGTAATCTTTATGATCGTACATTGCAATAAATATTGTTTTAGTTAGATCTAATAAATCATTTACGTTTCTTGCATGAGTCGAAAATGAGTCATGTATTGCTGCAAATTCTCCATCCCAATGTGATATTATCAAAGCCATATGAGCGGCATCCATACTGTGAATAAAATTAGGGCTTATTCCAGACGCAAATCCACCTGGACTTGCTATCTTTTTATTGTATACTAATCTTGGTTCGTTACCAACATGTTGTATACGCATGTCAGATATCCATGATTTCCATTTAATATCTTCCATAACATAGTTTTCATATATAACTGGAAAACCTGAAGGAGTTGTCCACTGTATTACATCTTCATTTAACTCAGTTATAATATAGTTTGCTATTGCTTGTAAGTAGCTCATAGTATTTAACGGACCTGGACATACTTCATCTATAGCTTTTATTAAGTTAAAAGATAAGTCATTACAATCCGACATAGTTATATCATACTTACTATGATAACCTTCAGCATAACAATCAGCGTACATATTTAAAGCTATAGCTAAATGACCAGCACTATAAGCTCTAGTCATAGAACCACGTTTAGATATACCTTTTCTTATATGTTTCATAGGTATTTTTCTAGATTTAAACCATTCTGGCATACGTGCTTTCAAAGCTTTAGCAGTTTGTACATAGAAGTCTTGTGGTATTTCAACTGGAACTAAACCAACTAACTTACCAGCATGCTCGTCTTTAGATATAGCTGCTAAATGCTGCCAGCCGTTATTAGAGCCGTCAATAGGGATTGGCAAGTTGGTAGTATATACACCACCTTCCGCTTCAGTGTCCCAGAGTGCACAAAATTCTTTACAACAAGCAAGAAAACTAACAGGTTTTTCTGCTTTTGAATGAATAATCCTATTTTTCCACGTATTTATTATTAGATCTTCATTGTTAATAACCCACTTAACTCTATCATCTATAGTCATTTTATCTATTGATATATCGTTAAGTCCTTCTTCTTCTAAATACGTTTTATAATCAGCATCACACCATTCTGGTATTTCATCTATAGAATAAGATTGATTATAGCAACAAGCCGTGTGAACAGCTAAATTAAATAAACCTTCTTCATTAAGTATTTTACTTTTGTTAAACTTTAATAAACCTCTTTCAATATCTTTGCCTTGATAATTTATATAAGACTCACGATAATATAATCTGCCACGATAATCAGCATCTATATATTGATAAAAAGTTTTTCCTACTAATGCATCAGCTTTTTGAACAGTCATATTGTAAGCATCAAACTTACTTCTATTTTTAAGTAAAACAAGTTTAGCATTCCAATAAGTAGCTGCTTCATCATATTTTCTTTGCATAGTTTTTAAAGGCTTTTTATTTGGTTTGTTCTTTAATTTATTTGTAAGCCTTCTAAGTTCAGCATAGTATCTTTTCTCTAAAGATTTATTACCTAATTCAGGTTTAAATACATGGCCATTCCAATATAGTTCTTTTTCTTCTAACTCTTTATTATTGCCAAATATACAATAAGAATACTTGTTACCTTTTTCATCAGTAACTTTTAATTTTTCTGTAACAAATTTATCCTTATTATCTTTTATTGCTTTTAAAATATCACTATCAATTTTCCATTCTGTTGCTTGTAACTTATCTATTGCTTTAACAAATGGTTCATCAAGTAATGTTTTAAAATGTTTGTCTTTATCGTATCCCCAATGTTTTATTATTGGATGACCGTTATCTTGAAATAATCTTGTAATAGGTTTTATAGGTTCAAATGTTGTATTTTGTATTAATTCGTTTACAACAACATCTGGTAATTTACCTATTTCTAACCAACGCTCTGCGGTTTCAATCATATAAGGCGCTCGACTAAAAGGTCTTTTACCTACTGGATTATTTTCCCAAGCTATTTGAGCTTCAGTTGGTGGTCTATATATTTTAATATAACCACATTCATAGAATCCTTCAATTACAAAGTCTCCTAATGTAACTTCAGCTCTAAAGCCTAGTTCTTTACCTATTTGTAAGAACACGTTTCTACCTATTGCACAAGACGCAGCTGTTAATTTACATGTAGCTGATTCAGATACTGAAGTCTTTTTAAAGTGATATTGCAATATTGTTAATGCATCATACACTAGCCTCGGTATTCTTATTTCGTGTTCTTTTACTAGTTTTATTGCCCATCTTTGTGGTGCAGTCTCTATTTTGTTCATCAAGTAAGATATTATCTGATCCACTGATTTTTCTCCTCGTTCTGCGATAAGGATTGTAAGTAACATTAAATAGATTACATCCAAATCTTAAGCAGCATTTAATTTCGTGTGCTTCTACAACTAACGCTTCGGATTCAGTCATATTGCCACCTTTTATATTTACAATTTCTTGTATTTCAAACTCTTCTAGTTTAGACAATAACCATTTATGGTGGTCATATCCTCTATTAACTATTTGAAAAGCTCTATGTAGTGTACCTTTACCAACATATACAACATCTAAAGTTTCTGGATCTCTATGTACATATACACAGTACATATCTTCAGGATATTGTATAACTTCGTCGGTACCTTCTCGTACTTTAATCTCTCTCATACTTATGTATTTCCAAATAATGTTTTAAAAATGATAATGCGGTTTTATCGTATATATTTCCATACACTAAACGTTTTATACCAGCTTGTACTACATATCTGCAACACTCTTTACATGGACTTATAGTAGTATACAAAGTACTGCCAATACTGGAATTAGTAGACATAGCAAGTTTACAAATAGCGTTGGTCTCTGCATGAACCACAGTCCAGCGTGTATTGCCTTCTTTATCACGTGTTTCATTGCTACTTCCTCTTGGTGTACCATTATATCCATAAGATAGTATATTATCATCTTTAACTATTACTGCACCTACTTTGTGCTTAGTGTCTCTACTCATCTTGCCGACCTCTATAGCAATACGCATATAGAGATCGTCAAATCTTTTTATCTTATCTAAGGTTAACAACATTAAACTCTGTTACATCTTCTATAAGTCTACCAGTATCTCGATCATACTTTGCTTTACCAGCTGGGCCAGTAAGACCAGTAAATCTTGATTTTAATACTGTAAATTTAATCTTATTACGTTCTTCTTCAGTCTCTGCTATAAGATTTCTTGAAAAAGCTATAATATCAAATGAGATTTGTTTAATAGAACCACTACCTTTTACATCATCAATAGAAGCCATGTTACCTTCTTCGAAAGCTTTACCACCTGATTTTCTAAGATGACTTATTAAACCAAGCCAAACATTATGTTTCTTTACTAGTTTTAGTAGATCAGACATAACTTTATCTACAGCTTCGTTACCTGCTAGTCCTTCTGAACCTTCAGATACCGCGATAGTAATGTGGTCAAGTACAATATACTTACATCCCATAAGTGCCATATACTCAATCTTATCGATGAGACTAGAATCACCGACTGAACCTTGATGGTCAAGTAATACGAGTTTTTCTGATTTGAATACTCTTTCAAAAGCAGATCTTTCATGTTTACGTTGTGCATCAGTCTTGACTTGTGATATCGGCTGTCTAAGTTCCATGGCAATGAATTTTTCTGCCGTATCACCAATGCTTTCTTCCAAACTAACCAATCCAATTTTATGCTCTTGTGTACGAAGTAATTCCAGTATAATTTCCTTAATAACTGTAGACTTACCTGAGCCTGTGCCCGAAGTAAAGAGAGTAATTTCTCCATGTCTTATACCTTTCAATTTATCATTTAATCCATTCAAACATTGTGGATAAGGTATTGACTCTGTATTTTGGCGTTCTATATATTGTTCCCAGATAGGTTCACCTGATACAATACCTGCAGGATTATAAGCAGACGCATTC